GTCTGGATGACCTACCGTCAGGCATTGCGCGACATCACGGCGCAAGCAGGGTTTCCTTGGAACGTGGTTTGGCCGACAAAACCGGAGTAAAGAATGCAAAACGGCATCACCCTCAACAACCTGACTATCGACGAAGTAAACCTGATTCTGGCAGGGCTTAGTGAGCTTCCAACCAAGTCTGGTGCGTATCCTGTTGCGATCAAAGTAAAGACGCAGGCAGACGCTCAACTGGCCCCTGTGGAAGAGCCCAAGGATGAGTGATGCCTCCGCCGAACTGCACAAACGATGACTTGGAAGTCAAGATCGACGAGATTCTCAAGACTCTTCACGGCATGACCGGTGCGTTTGCGAAGAACGAAGACGGCTCTGTGGACTTTGACGGCCACCGTCGCTACCACGAGTCGATGATTCGGGCCGCGAATGCGCAGGAACGCTTCTGGGTTGAACTCAAGCTAGAGATCGCCAAGAAGGGCGTGTGGGGTCTGCTGGTAGTTATTTGTGGATTGGTGATTATCGGCCTGTCGGCCAAGTTTGGTATTGGTGCCAGATAATGTTACCGGAACTCATGGCGGCAAACGCGGCATTCGCCGTCATCAAGACCGCGCTGAAAAACTCCGGCGAGTTGATGAACGCCGGTAAAGCCGTTTTCGACTACTTTGACGCTAAATCGGCAATTCAAAAGAAGGCCAACAAAAAGTCCAGCAAAGCCAATCGCAGCGAACTCGAAGAGTTTATGGCGCTGGAACAACTGCGTCAGCAGGAAGAGCGCCTTAGAGAAGAGATGATCTACGCTGGCAGGCCGGGGATGTGGGATGACTGGTTGGCTTTCCAAGCCAAAGCCGCAAGGGAGCGCGAAGCACGGAAACGCGCAGAGATTCAGGCAAGAATCGAACGGATCAAGTTCGTCCAGACTTTTGCACAATATACTTTGATTTCGCTCATTATCACGGCGATTGCGGCGATTATTACTTGGATTAGCGTGAGGCTGCTAGGCAGGGTCTGATGGATGTCACCAAGACGATTGGAGCGGTCAGCGCGACGATTGCCATGCTGGGTGGTGGATATGGGCTTGCTGACAAGGTTGGGTGGCTCAAGAAAGATATTCTGATGTGGGCACCAGAGCATTTCCGAATCTCTGACTCAACTGCGGCAGGGGAATTTAAGGTGGTGGTTGCCCGTCAAAAGCTGCGTGATGATTGCGAGGTGGCAGGATTCAAGCTGGAGGTGCGCGATTCGGATTTCGTGGTGCATCCTGCCAAACCCAGTATTGCAACATTCAGCGGCCCTGCCTCACCGACTGTAGACAAATTTGGCTACAAGTTCAGGATTAACGAGGAGCATCAGCACAAGGTTGCGCCGGGACCAGCGACTCTTTTGGCGCACATTAAGTACAAGTGTCCGGAAGGTGAAGTCATGGTCAATTATCCTAACCACACAAACCTGACATTCAATATCAAGGAGTGACCATGCTTGAGCTACTCAGCGGCGGTTTATTTGGAACAATCTTTGGGGGCTTATTTCGTTTAGCTCCAGAGGTTTTAAAATTTTTTGACAAAAAGAATGAACGTGAGCACGAGTTGAAAATGTTCACCCTCCAGACCGACCTCGAAAAAATGCGGGGTGAGTTTCGGATGGAGGAGAAGTATGTCGATCACTCAACCGCTGCTTTAGACGCTATCAACTCAGCGTTCGTTCAGCAAGGTAAGGCCGATGATAAAGCGTGGAAATGGGTCGCCAGTGTTTCGGCGCTTGTCCGCCCCGGCGTTACCTACTGGTTTATGGCCGTTTACTCGATGGTCAAGGGTGTTCATGTATACCTCGCTATCAAGGCCGGTGAAAGCGTTGAGATGATCATTGGTAAGGCTTGGAATGACGAGGATTTTCAGCTTCTATCGATGATCCTAACCTTCTGGTTCGTCGGCAGAGCAATCGAGAAGTACAAGGCATGATCCAAGACGCCATCGCCCTGTCCCGAGAGGCGCTGGTTAAGCCTTTCGAGGGGTACCACCGCAGATTGCCTGATGGTAGCTGCGTTGCCTACCCCGATCCCGGTACTGGCGGTGAGCCTTGGACTATCGGATGGGGGTCTACTGGCCCGGGAATACATCCGGATGTAGTCTGGACGGTAGAGATGGCTCAGGAAGCCTTAGATCGGGAATTGATGGGCAAAGCCTTGGGGGTTCTGCAATATTCCCCGGGGCTGGCAAATGCCTTGGATAGGCGGTTCGCGGCGATCATCTCGTTTGCCTATAACTGTGGCCTAGGAAACTACCGCGTTTCAACGCTACGGAGGCGTGTCAATGAAGAAAATTGGACAGAAGCTTCGAGAGAAATTCTCCGCTGGAATAAAGCTGCTGGGCGCGTTCTGGCGGGACTTACGCGCCGCCGTCAGGCGGAGTCGCGATTACTGGAATAAGTGATAAGCCACAAGACATGAAGCTCGTTATCTGCCTTGTGCGGTTGATAGAAGAGGAATCCAATGGGAAAATCCTCTAAATGAAAGGAATGAGATGACGCCATCATTTGTCTTGACCTACGACAGTCTTACGAGCACTGTTCTTCAGTACTTGGAACGACAGGATTCGGCCGTCGTCAATGCGGTGCCTACCTTCATCACTCTTGCCGAGTTTGAGATTGCGCAAGAGATCAAAACTCTTGGGCAGTTGCAGGTAGTCGAATCGACCATGCAAGCCGGCAACGCAATCCTTCAAAAGCCTGCACGCTGGCGGAAAACGGTCTCAATGAGTGTATCGGTGAACGGCAGTAAAAGGCCGGTTTTTCTCCGGAAATACGAGTATCTGAAGAGTTACTGGCCGGATAGCACCGAGACTGATATTCCGCTGTTTTATGCGGATACAGACTGGGATCACTGGTATCTGGCGCCGACTCCAGATCAAGCCTATACGTTTGAGGTTCTCTATTACGAGCGGATTGCTCCGTTGAGTTCAGAGAATCAAACGAACTGGATCACTCAAAATGCGCCGAATGCGATGTTGTTCGGAACGCTACTTCAGGCGATGCCGTTCCTGAAGAATGACCAGCGTCAGATTTTCCAGCAAAAGTACACCGAAGCCTTGCAGTCACTAAAAACTGAAGACGTGGCTCGTGTCGGTGATCGTCAAGCCGTTGCAGTGGATTCCTGATCATGACAACTTATACGAACCCATACACCGGTCAGACTATCAGCCCGTCACAGGTTGGTTATGAGTCTCTGACCATTTCCACAAATACGGAACTCCAGTGGCCGATCAACGGGAACACAACAGACGTTGTTGCCAACATCATTGAGGTTACAGCCACCACCGCCGGTTTAACTTTGATGATGCCACCGGCTACGCAAGTATCCGATGGGCAAAGCGCTCTGATCCGTAATGTAGGGGCCAATACTTTTACGGTGGTCAATCAATCCGGCGGAACGATTGTCAGCGTCTTATCCGGGGTGGCGCAGTATGTCTATGTAACCAATAACTCGACCATTAATGGCACATGGGGCTCTGTGACGTTCGGCGCCGGCACGTCGGCCGCAAACGCTGCGACGTTAGCTGGTTACGGCCTCAAGGCGATCAATACGACGCTTAATACAGCGACTCCGGTCACGACGGTTTCTTCTAATTATTCACTCCTGCCGGCAGACAGGGCTCATCTGTATGTATGGACTGGCGGAGCCGGAACAATTACGTTGCCAACCTCATCTGGGACTGGCAATGATTGGTTTGTGATCATCAAGAATGATGGTTCTGGGATTCTGAATATTGCGCCGCAGGGCTCAGACACGATTGATGGAGAGGCCAGCGCACAACTTCAAATTGATGAATCGTTTGTTGTTGTTTCAAGCGGTACCGCGTTCTATAGCTACGCCTATGGACAGTCCTCCACGTTCTTCTTCACGCAACTTGCAAAGAGCGTGACCGGAGGAACCGTGACTCTGACGGCGTCGGAAGCTTCCAGCATCATTCAGGAATACTTAGGGATTCTCGTATCAGACTGCACCGTCATTCTTCCTCCGACGGTGCAACTCTATTCACTTCGGAACACCACCAGTGGTTCGTTTACGCTGAAATTCTCAACGGGGATCATTGGTGGAACAGAGATCATTCTCCCGCAGAATCAGACGATTATTGCGATCTGCGACGGGACGAATGTCTATAACGCTCAGACAGCTACGTCGAGCGGTCTGACGCAATTAATACTCGGTAATGGCTCCGCTGCCGATCCGTCGTTGACGTTTACCGGAGATTCGACTACCGGCTTATACTTGGCGGCATCCGGTGAGCTTGGATTTGCCATCAGCGGCACCGCGGCCGGTTCATTGACTGCAAGCGGGCTCCTGCTTCCGGTGGGCATCAATTCTGGGGTGTTTTGATGACAGCAAAGGTTGTCGCCCTTCAAGTAGGCGCTGGGATTCAGCGAGATGGGACTACTCTTGCTTCGCCAAGTTACATTGATGGTAAGTGGGTTCGATTTCAGTATGGGCGACCACGCAAGATTGGTGGATATCGCGGAATCTTTTTGAACGGTACCGCTCCGAGCCGCGGGATGATCATGAGTTCAGTAAACGGTCTGAACTATGTGATCTCAGGGTATGAAAGCGGTATCGAGCGCTGGACGACTGACAATGATGATGGCATCGGTTTTGGTCCGACGCAGTTCTCGTTAAGTGGATTCACGTCGAGTCCGAATAACTTGTGGCAGTTCGATATTGGATATGACGCCCTCGGGAACGCGGAAAACAATCTGATTGCCCACCCGGGGCAGAACCTTAACGATATCTCCTCAACGATCAATACGCGGCCGCTATATGGCGACTTCACTGGGACTACGGTAGCCCCGGTTGGAGTGTTCGAGGCGGATGGAACCCTGACATCTGGGTCTCCGACGGTGACGTTTGCGACGATAGTCGCAGCGATTGGCCCGGGGGTTTCGGTCAGCGGGACGGGCATTCCTGCTAACACGACGGTGGTCTCCGCGCTCGAAGTGGCCGGCGTATGGACTGTTACCCTAGATCAGAATGCCACGTCATCCGGACTTGAGACCTTGACGTTCGACAATAACGTCAGTGTGTCCGGTGGTGTGGTGATGCTGTTCCCGTATCTATTTGTGTATGGGAATAACGGTCTGATTAAGAACTGCGCGGCCGGCGACTTCAACAACTGGACATCCGCGGATTCTAACGAGAACAATGTTGCGTCGGTGAAGGTAGTCAAGGGACTGCCGGTTCGAGGTGGAACGACATCACCGGCCGGGTTGTTCTGGACGCTGGACTCGGTAATTCGTGTGACGTACTCGCCGACGACGGTGGGA